AAAGGAGATGATGGAGAAGGGGATGACGACGGAGGAAGCCCAACAAATAGTCAATCTTTTATGTCAGTCTATGGATGGCACTACACCTGCTATCTTATTGCCGCACAAGAAAATATTAGAGTTGAGGAAGTTTTTGAAATGAAAACAATAGAGTTTTTAAATAAAATGGCATATATGAAAGCTAAAAATGCTTACGAGAAAGAAGAAGCAAAGCGATTAAGATAGTTTGTAGTTTACAAGTGATAAGCGATCACCCCCTGGTATTTCTATGCTGGGGGTTTTTTTATGCTGGTATTTAGGATCTTTTTTTCTATTTAATTGTATGAGTGAAGCAAAAGCGCAAGCCCAGTTACTTAAGGATCAATTTTTAAAAACAGTTGGAGATCAGTTTAATCTGGTAGATCCTACTGAATTTCCTATTGCTGAGCAATTGCTGATCTATTATGGAAAGCTTTTTAATGATGAGGTGCAAAAAAATCTTGACAAATCAGGATCTATTGCATCAGGTAAGATCGGAGATCTTGTTGTGCCTAAGATCACAAAGTTTGGTACAGATTACGAGATGATGCTTGGTTATGATGTAAATAATCCTGCTTCTGTTTACTATAAATATGTAAATAAAGGGGTAAAAGGAGTTGGAGGAGTAAATCAAAAACCAAAAAAAGTTGCTTCTGACACTCCATATGCATATAAGACTCCATACCCAAATAAAAAGATGGCGACATCTATTTTGCAATGGTATAGATTAGGTAAAGCAAAAACGAGTTCAGAAACACAGACTAAAAAGCTAAGTAAAACACAAAGGAAAAGTAAAAAATTAAAACAAACAGTAAGTAAAACAGATTCACTTAAGACTTTAGCATATGCAACAGCGGCAGCAATTAAAAGAGACGGTTTAAAAACAACTGCATATTTTGATAATGCTGTAAAGAAAGTATTTGACAAAGGATTTTTTGAAAGTATGGCAATAGCTTTAGGTGGTGATATTCAAATTCAAATTAAACAAATAGGTAATAAATTAGAAAACAATGGCTATAACAATAAATAGTGTTCCAGCTACTTACCCATCAATGCATGATGATTTGTGGTTTGTGTCTTCTTCTACAAATGTAGGAGTAACAAACTTTAAATTTGTGTATGATGTTTATATTAATGGCGCTCAAGTAAGTAGAAACAAAGTATTTCCTGCTCCAAGTGCTGAAGGTTCTTATGGAGTATTTAATGCTGCACCAATGGTAAGAGCATATGTGACAAATTATTTTGAACCATCTGGAACTACTGTTTTAATGGCGTCTAATGATAAGATCAAAGTTGATTATCAAGTAAGAGTAGGAGAAGAGGTTAGTGGTGCTGTAGTTTCAAACTTGGCAAGTGGATCTTATTCTGCTTACAACTATTATCCACCTTTGTTTGGTGATATATTTACAGAGAATGGTGAAGTGCCTTTAGTACTGTCAAACTACTATGATAATTTATTAATTGAAAACTACACAGATGACTGGTTAAGTGATCGTGATCAAAACGATATTACAATTGAATATGGTGATCAATTCTATATTACATTCTTAAAGATAACTTCAGGATCTTATAAGTTATGGGTGCAACCAACAAATGAAGATGGAACTGTTGGAACTTCTGTTTCTGGTGATATTACAATGACTGGACAGTTTAATTTCTTTAATTTCCAAGCTGCCGCTATTAATGCATTTGCAGGAAGTGAAATTATTACGCAATCAACATATGGATATAATGTTTATATTTCACTTGGAGCTGCTACTACAAGAGTTTTAAAATTCAGACAAGTATGCAATCCAAAATATAGACAATACAATTTGCACTTTTTAAATAGACTTGGTGGCTATGACACCATGGCATTTAGATTAGTTAATAAAAGAAAGAGTGAGTTTCAAAGATCTTCTTATAGACGCAATCCTTATCAATTATCTAATGGTCAAATGAAAAACATAGATAGTTACAATAAGTACAATGAAACAACATTTAACTTTGCAATTCAACATACTGACTACTACAATTTAACAAGTGATTGGGTTAACGATCAAGATTATGCTTGGCTTGCTCAATTAGTTGCGTCTCCAATTGTTTACATGGAAGTTCAAGGAGCATTTTTTCCAATAACTATTAGAAATAACAACTACCAATATAAGTATCAAATATCAGATGGCTTATTTAATTTTGATTTAGAAGTTGAAGTTGGTAAATATTTAAACAGTCAATTTAGATAATGATAAGTACAGAAATTTATATTGAAGATCAATTAATAGATCTATTAAAAGATATTGGTACAGATTTTACTTATACTATTGATGATGTAAGAGAGTTTGGATCAAAAAATACATCATTTAGTAGAACTATTTCTATTCCAGCAACTGCAAGAAATAATAAGATCTTAGGTTTTGCATTTGAATTAAATATGCATCATGATCACAATATGGATTTGCCAAATGTAAATACAAACTTTACGCCAGCTCAAGCTGCTAAATGTGAGGTTTATATTGATAAGATCCAGATTTTTAAAGGAGTTATTCGTATTTTAGAAATAGTATCTAATAATAATACAACAGAATATCAATGTGCTGTGTTTGGTGAATTAGGTGGATTTATAACTGAATTAGGAAATAGACGTTTAGAAGATTTAGATTTTAGCGAGTATAATCATACTTGGAATGTAACTGCAATTCAAAATAGTTGGGATAGCATTACAGGATCAGGTTATTATTATCCCTTAATTGATTACGGAGACGTATCAACAAATAAAGATGATTTTCATGTTTCAACATTTCGACCTGCATTATACGTTAAAGAATATATTGAAAAAATATTTGAAGGCACTACATACAGTTTAAATTGTGATTTTTTTAATACAGACTTTTTTAAAAAGCTTATTATACCAAATAACAGTCAAGGAATTCAAGGTACAAATGACAGATTTATATTAGGCACAATTAGTGCAACAAAAACAATTTTAAACAGTAATACACCAACAGCAAGAAATGCAAATTTGTCTTTTGATTCTACGACTCTTCTTAATTTTACAGAAAATGCAGGAAAAAGCATATTTACTTATACTGATGGCACAAAGACAGTTAATGCACTGGCTACAATAACTGGAGTATATCAAACAGATGCTGCTTCATCTATTACTGCAACATTATATGTAAACGGTATTGCAGTTCAATCTTTAACGCAAAGTACATTTTCTGCAAATAATCCTTTCACATTTAATATTGATTGGACAGGTGCAATTGCAAATACAAATCAAGTACGTATTGAATTAAGTGTACCTGTAACTGCAAACACTTATATTGTAAACGTTTCAAGTGCAAACTTTACATTCACTCAATTGGCTGCACAGTTAACGTCAGTTGCTTATAATGGTACTGTTTCAATGAATAATAACTTACCAAAAGGTATATTCCAAAAGGATTTCTTTTTGTCAGTTTGTAAAATGTTTAATTTATATGTGTATCAAGATAATATCAATGAGAAGCAAATTAATATTGCACCTTATATAGATTTTTATTCTGATGCAGTAACAAATTCATTAGATTGGTCACAAAAAGTAGATATGAATGCTACTTGGTCTATAAAACCTATGTCTCAGTTGAATGCGCGTTATTATGCCTATAGATATACTGATGACTCTGATTATTATAATGATAACTACAAAAAGAAATATGGACAATCATATGGAGATTTTATTTATGATTCTGAATTTGATTTTGTAAAAGATACAGCATCAACTCAAATTATTTTTGCTCCAACTATATTAACTCAGCCAACAGGACATGGTCATGCTGATAAATATTTTTCTGTAATTTATAAATTGTCAAATAATAATACACAAGAAGATCCAATGGATAGTGTTATTCGTATTTTAATGGCAAAAAAATTATCGATTGCTCATAGTTGGCATATAAGAAGCGGAAGTGGTTCTGGTGGAATTCTTGCGACACTTACAACATATGGATATGCAGGACACTTAGATGACCCAACAAACCCTACTGTTGACTTAAATTTTGGTCCACCTAAAGAATTGCAGTTTCCAGCATCTATTTATCCTACAAACAACTTGTTTAATACATACAACAAACCATATATTTTAGAAATAACAGATATGGAAAGTAAATTATTAACTTGTAGAGTATATTTAAACGCTTTAGATATTTATAATTTAGATTTTAGCAAATACATATGGATCAATGGAGTACTATTTAGATTGAATAAAATAGAATCATATGATCCAACAGCATATAGAACAACACAGGTTAATTTATTAAAAGTAATAAACACAAATTAATGGCAGAAGAAGTAATTGGTATAAAAATAATAACAGACGCTGCGCAAGCAACGCAAGATGTTCAAAATTTAGATAAAGCATTTTCAGATACAGATACATCTGTCAAAAGTTTAAGAACACAACTTAGAGAAGCTCAAGCACAGGTTGGTTTAATGGCTGATAAATTTGGAGCAACATCTAAAGAAGCAATTGAAGCAGCTAAACGTGCAGCAGATCTTAAAGATCGTATTGGTGATGCTAAAGCGTTAACTGATGCATTTAATCCTGATGCTAAGTTTAAAGCAGTTGCAAGTTCATTAGCAGGTGTGGCAGGCGGTTTTGCTGCACTTCAAGGTGGCATGGCATTGTTTGGAAAAGAAAATAAAAATGTAGAAGCTGCATTGTTAAAGGTAAATGCTGCAATGGCATTATCTCAAGGTTTACAATCAGTAGGAGAATCAGTTGACTCATTTAAGCAATTAGGTGCAGTTATTAAAAGCACAACGGTATTTCAAGAAGCAAATAATGCTGCAACTAAAACAGCCGCTGCAGTACAAAAGGCATTTGGAGTTTCTGTTGATACAACTTCAAAAGGATTTAATGTTTTAAAAGGCGCTATAGTTGCAACTGGTATTGGTGCACTTGTAGTGGCGTTAGGTTTAGTAATAAATAATTTTGATAAAATTAGCAATTGGATTAAAAATAGTCCTTTAGGATCTTTGGCTAAAGGTGTTAGTAATTTAGTTACAGAGTTTACAGACTTTATTGGTGTTACAAGTGAAGCAGAACGTAATTTAAACAAATTATCTGCAGCTAATCAAAGAGCAAATGAAGACATAAATAATAGAATTAAAGTTTTAAAAGCTCAAGGTGGATCTGAAAAAGAAATTTATGATCTAAGCCAGCAAAGAGTTAATAATGAATTAGCAACTTTAAGAGAAAGTTTAAAAACAAAAGGTGAATTAACGGCAGAAGAATCAAAACAATTCAGGGATTTAAAAACTGAGCAATTAGTTTTGACAGCTGACTATAATAAAAAAGTTGCAGATGATAATGCAAAAGCAGCTGAAGATAATAAGAAGAAACGTGATGAAGCAAATAAACAAGCTATTGAAGACAAGAAAACAGCTGATAAAATGCTTTTGGATTTACAAAATGAAAAGGCATTAGCAGAAATAACATCTGAAGAAGATAAAGCAAAAAAGCAGGCAGAAATAAACATGAATGCTCGTATTGCTGAAATTGATGCTTTAAAAGTTGATACAAAAACAAAGAATGAACTTAAAAAAGCAACTGAAGAAGCTTATCAATTAGAGGTAGCTGCAATTGATGATGAAATTAAAAAAGATCGTGCTGATAAAGATAAGAAATTTGAAGAAGATCTACAAACTACTTTATCTGAAGCTCGTATTGCTAAATTTAAAGAAGGCAAAGAAAAAGAAGTAGCTGCATTAGACGAAGCTTTAGTTGCTGATACAAAAAAGGTACTTGATAACGCTGATTACACAGAAGAACAAAAGGGGTTAATGGTTGCCGCTTTACGTGAAAAATATGGAGCTGAAGTTGCTGAAATTGACGATAAATATGAAAAAGAAGCAAACGACAAAGAAAAAGCACGTTTAGATTCTATTGTAAATAATGAAAATCTCTCTTACGCAGCAAGAAAAAAAGGTGTTGATGAAGCATTAGCATTAAATAAAAAATTATTTGCAGAAGGTAAGATTGATGCGACTGCTTATAATAAAACAGAAAAAGAACTTAGTGATGCAAGAGTTGAAATAAGTAAAAAAGAAGCAGCAGCAAGAGCAGAGAATGCACAAAAAATATCTGCAACATTAAAAAATGCAGCAAAAGCAATTGGTGAACATACAGTCGCTGGTAAAGCAGCTGCAATAGCCGCTACTACAATTGACACATATATGTCTGCAACTGCAGCATTTAAATCTTTAGCTGGTATTCCTGTTGTTGGTCCAGTTTTAGGTGCGGTTGCCGCTGCTGCTGCAATTGCCGCTGGTTTAGCTAATGTTAAAGCAATTTTAGCAGTAAAAGCGCCTGAAGTTCCTGGAGGTTCTTCTGAACCAGGATTTGTAAATATACCTTCACCTGGTACTCCTTCTACTGGAGGATCAATGCCATCTTTAGGTGGTGGTGGTACACCTAATTTAGGCGGTGGTGGTGGTACAACAGGTGGTGGTGGAGGAGGAGGTGCAGTAAGAGCATATGTTGTTGAACGTGATATTACTGATTCTCAAAATAGACAAGAAGAAATTCAAAACAGGGCAAGATTTGAATAAATGATAATTAATTTAAAATAAACTATATACTATTATGAATTTAGAATTACCTGTATACATGTTGGATATTACTGATGATGTAAATGATGATTCACAAGTTGATTTCATTGCATTGGTAGATCGTCCAGCAATACAAAAAAATTGGAATGCTTTTAACAACACTCAAAAATTTGAAATTGTTTCTGAAGACAGGCGTATTATTTCTGGTCCTATTATGTTGGCTGATACTCCTATCTTCCGTAGTGATAGCCAATATGGTGATTATTATGTTGCTTTTAGTAAAGAGACGATTCTTAAAATTGCTCAAAAGTTTTTTAAAAAAGGTTTTCAAAGTAATGTAAACTTGATGCATAATAGCAATCAAGTATTTGATGGAATTACTTTGTTTGAAAGCTTTATATCAGATCAAGATCGTGGTATTATGCCAATGAAAGGATTTGAAGATTCTCCATGGGGTTCTTGGTTTGGATCTATGATTGTAGATAACGATCAGGCATGGCAAAAAGTTAAAAATGGAGAGATTATGGGCTTCAGTGTTGAAGGTCTTTTTAACTATAAACCAAGAGAAGTTAATAAAGTTGCTTCTATGGTAGATGAGATTAAAAGGATTTTATCTGAAGTTAAGTGATAAACATTTGATTTAATAACTATATAAAACAAAAAGTATGAACGCACAGGAAGCGATTTTAAAAATTAAGGCATTGTTTGAAGACAATGTTGCGCCTGTTGAGGAAGTTCAAGCTGAAGAAACTAAAGTTGAAGAAACTAAGGTTGAAATGGCAGAATATTCTTTAATGGACGGTACTAAAGTTGAAATTTCAGCTTTGGAAATTGGTGGAACTGTACTTTTAGCTGATGGTACTCCTGCACCTGCTGGAGAGCATCAATTAATGGATGGTACACAGATTCAATTAGATGAGAATGGTATTATTGTTGAGATTTCTTCTGCTACAGAAGATGCAACATCTGAGCCAGATACTGAAGTTGAAGCTACAAAAGAAGAAGATAAAAAAATGCAAGAAATGGCAGAACAATTTGAAGCAAAATTTGCTGAATTGGTAGAAGCTAAAATTGCAGCAGAAAAAAGAGTTGAAGAATTAGAGTCTAAAATAAAGCAAGGTTTTGCACAAGTAGCTGATTTAATAGAGGCACTTTCAAACACTCCTACAGTAGATCCAATTCAGAGACCAAATAGTTTTGCATCTTTCACAACTACTAAAGATATGAAAGAATCAAGATTAGAAAAATATAGAAACGCATTATTAAACAACTAAAATTCAATAACAATGGCATTTAATGTATCAGCATTAGCTAACTATACAGAACAAAACGCAGCACTTTTAGTGACTTCATCTGTATTAGGAGCAAAAACAGCAGCTTTAATTAAAAGCGCTGGTAACGTGATGGTAGGAGTAAAATCTTCTGAGACTATCAACATTATGGACACAGACGCAATCTTCCAATCTGGTGGATCTTGTGGTTTCACTGCATCTGGTTCTACAACTTTCACTCAAAGAACAGTGACTGTTGGTAAAATTAAAGTAAACGAAGCTTTATGTCCTAAAGACTTAGAAGCAAAGTATTTACAAAAAGCATTACCTACAGGTTCTATGTATGATTCAATCCCTTTTGAGCAAGAATTTGCTGATAAAAAAGCTGCAA